GAATTGAGCTGCCGATCGATGTCAGCGACAATTTCCGCAATCACCTGAAGGCAGAGGTCAGAGCTGAGACAACAGACGGAAAAGGCAACGTCACGCAGTTCTGGAAAACTCTGAATCGTAACAACCACTTGTGGGATTGCCTTTATTACAACGTAGCAGTTGCTTACGTTCGGGGAGTTTTCAAGGGTGAATGAATTACCCGAAAAAAATACTTGACGCAAGAAAAATCAATCGCGCAATACGCGCATGAATCTTGCACGGCTAGCATTAACGGTGGCAAAGGCTACGCGAACGAACGCGACTGCCATGCAATCAATCCGCGATGAATACGCCACGATTGCGCTGGAAGTTGCCACATCCTCGGACGCTGGCAAAGAGTTGACTAGCGCAACTGTCAACGGTCAAACCTTCTCACAGTCAACGACTATTTCCAAAGCTGACAGGCTGGCACTTTTGGAGCGAGTCGTTTGGCATTATGACAACGGCTTCACATCCACAACCCGAACCCGTGTATTCTTCCAATGATCGTTGACCAATATGGACAAACTGTAAAATTTGCGCACGCTGCTACGCGTGACGTTCGCCGCTCGCCACAATACGAAAATCGAGATGGTGACATTGACAAGTTAATCCCGATGAATGACCGCCGAACCTTGGCGGCATTGTCACGCAGGCTATACACCAACATGGGCGTGCCGAGGGCAGCAATCAATCAAAAAGCCGATTACAGCGTTGGTGAGGCATGGCTTCCAACTTACACAGGCGCGGATCGTGACGCTGGCAACGCTGCCACGCAATACCTGATAAACGTGCTTTATCCTAACAGCGACATCCGCGGCGGGATGTATGATTGGCAAACTGACTTGCGTTTGACATCCATCGCGATGGATCGTGACGGTGGTGATTTTACGCTTTTGACCTATGATTCAAGCGGGACGTTTCCACAGTTCCAGTCGATCCCGTATCACCAATGTTGGAGCAAAAACGCAGCGGACGGGCAAGAGCTAAAGGATGGCGCCTACAAAGGCGCAGTCATTCGCGATGGCGTTATTTACAACAAAGCTGGCAGACCGATTGCATACCGAATCAGCACTGGCACGCAAGCCACGGAATATGAGGATTTTCCAGCATACAAAATCATTCACGGCTTTAACCCTGAATGGCAGGAGCAAGGGCGCGGATTGCCGAGCTTTACGCACGCGCTTGAGGATTTAAAGCATTGCCTGCAATCCACAGAGTATGAGCGTATTCGTCAAATGATCGTTTCAAGCATTGGGCTTGTTGAACACAACGAGATTGGCGGTGCTGATTTAGATGATCCAGCAAACACTGACATGCTTTGCAACACTGATACTGGAATCACTTTTGAGCGAGTTCAGCCAGGAACAAACCGTTATTTTGTCGCAGGAAGCGGCAGCAAAATTGAAACAATCAAACACGAAAACCCCGGTGATGTTTGGGAATCATTTCATGATCGGATGATTCGTATGAGCTTGATCGGCATTGGTTGGAGCTACTCAATGACATGGAAACCAGCCGGACAAGGCACGGCAGAACGGGCAGAAGTTGAACGCGCACGCAGGGCTATTCTTGCACGCCAAAAAGTGCTGAAATACATCGCCAAGCGCAAGCTTGAATACGCTTATGCAGTTCTGGCAGCCAACGGGAAAATCACACAAGTTGCCGCGCCGTTTTCTTGGTCATTTACAATGCCGCCACGTTTGACCGTGGATGATGGCAGAGAAGCGCAAATGGCACGTGAAGGATTCAAACTTGGAACCATCAACATGGGTGACATTCTGGAAGCGCAAGGCACAACGCTAACGGAGCATTACACCGAGCGCGCTGAGGAAATTGCAATGCGCAAAGTTATCGCCGCGCAAGTTGCAGAAAAATACAAAGTGGTCATCGAAGATCGCGAAATGGTAATGCTCACGCCAAACGAGATGAGCCAACAACAATCAGCACAAAATGAAGAACCAACTGCATAATCACCTTGCAATGCAACGCTTTTACGCTTGCGATGCGTCACAGCTAAACGCTGCAATGAACGCTAGTCTCGACGATGTTGAGATTGACGACTTTTACAACTTTCGACCATCGCCATCAATCGAAAACGGACTTGGCACAATCTCGATTCAGGGGATGCTGACAAATGGCGTTCCAGCAATTTACGAAAAGATTGGCATTGTGACTAGCTACGATACGATCAAGGACGAAATTGAGGATTTATTGGAGCAAGGAGCGCAAGCAATCAACTTCGTCATCAATAGCGGAGGCGGCAGCGTAAATGGAGCCATCGAGCTTTCGCGCTACATAGCATCGCTTTCCGTGCCAACTGCCGCAACGGTGACATCATGCGCTTGCTCTGCCGCCTACATGCTGGCTAGCGCAACCAATCGAATTGCAATTTCCGAAACTGCGCAGATCGGCAACATCGGAACAATCATGACTTGGTATGATTATACTCAATACGAGCGCAATATCGGAATTGAGGCAAAGGCAATCACCAACGAAGGTGCCACACTTAAATCAACTTTCCATCTGGAACCGAATGCGGAACAACTAGCATTTTTGCAAGAGTCAGCAAATCAATTTGGTGATGCTTTCAAAGCGTTTGTTTCAGAGCGCAGATCAGACATCGACGAAGAAGTTTTCCGCGCTGGCTGGTATTCTGGACAACGAGCAATCGACCTAGGCTTGGCAGATGAAATTATCTAAAAAAAAATCTTGACGTAACACAAATCAATCAAAAATCGAACTCGAAATGAGCTTTAACCCATTCGCAAACAAAGCAGACCTCGAAGCCGCGCAATCGCAAATTGCATCGCTCACCGAGGATCTGACCGCAGCACAAGCTGAACTCTCCGCTGAACGCGAGACAGTCGCAGCTCATGCACAATCAATTTCTGACTTGCAAGCACAAGTTGCAACTCTCACCGCAGAGCGTGATGCTTCCGCCGAAGGATTGACACAAGCACAAGCGCAAATCGAAACCTTGCAAGCTGAAGTTAAAACTGCCGAGGCTAGCGCAGAGCAAAAAGCCATTGCGCTACTTTCGCAAAACGGACACGAAGCACCAGTTGCAATCGAGGAAGAAAGCGCAATCAAAAACAAAACTCTCCAACAGTTCAACACGCTCACGCCTGCCGAGCGCATGAACTTCGTCAAAACTGGCGGCAAAATCATCAACTAACATAACACATGTCAAACACACTTACTAACTTAGTGGCTGACGCTTATTCCGCGCTTGACGTGGTATCGCGTGAGCTTGTCGGATTTATCCCATCCGTAACCCGTGACGCTTCCGCTGATCGCGTTGCCGTTGGTCAAAATCTCCGTTCGTTCAAAACTGCTGCAAATACAGCAGGAAAGGACATCACCGCTGCCATGGCTTTTCCTGCAATCGCAGATCAAACCGTAGGCAACGAAAACATTACAATCACCAAGGCTCGCGCTTTTCCATTCTCTTGGAGTGCTGAGGAGCAATACGCGGTCAATCAAGGTGCTGGCACTTTGTCAGTTGCTCAGGATCAAATCGCCCAAGCCATCCGCGCTGCTGTAAATGAGATCGAAAACGACCTCGCTGACGCTGCTGCACTTGGCGCATCGGGTGCAATCACTCCAAACGCAACTACTTTGTTCAGTGCAACATTGAAAGATGCTGCCTTTGCCAAGAAGTTCTTGGATGATCGCGGCGCACCACTTAGCGACCGTCACATGGTTCTCAACACCACGGCTTCCGCTGCAATGCGCGGATTGACCCAGCTCAACAGCGTGGATAGTGCTGGTGACAACGGATTGCTTCGTCAAGGTGTTCTCGGCAACCTTATGGGCTTCGGCGTTCGTGAGTCTGCTCAAATCGGATTAACTGCTACTGCCACAGGTGCAAACTACCTTGTTGACAACGTAGCGGGTTATGCAGTTGGCGCAACTTTGATCCACGTTGACACAGGCACTGGCACGATCCCAACTGGCTCGCTTGTGACCATCGGCGGCAATACTTATACTGTCACTACTGGAACCGCTGGAGACGGCGACCAAGACATCACAATCGCAGCTCCAGGACTTATCAAAGCAATCGCCAACAACGATGCTGTGACGGTTCTCAGCGCGCAAGATGCAAACGCTGCATTCAGCCGCAACGCAATCATCCTTGCTACTCGCTTGCCAGAAGTTCCACTTGGCGGCAACGATCTCGCTTTGATGCGCGAAGTTGTAACGGATCCACGCAGCGGACTGAGCTTTGAGCTTGCTGTCTATCCTGGCTACCGCATGGTTCACTACGAAATCGGCGTTCTGTGGGGTGCTAAGGTTCTCAAGCCAGAGCATATCTGTTTGCTTGCTGACTAATTTTTCTTGGTAGTAGTCATAACTTCCATCCCGTCAGAAATGGCGGGGTGGTTTTTTCAAAATGTCCGCGCTAACAGAATTTGCAAAAAAAGCTTTCCTATCCGCTCGCACAACGATTGGCGGGGAAACCATCACCATTAACGGTGGCGCGTCTGTTAGCGCGGTATTGAATGAAATCGCAGATTCACAAAGCTACGAAGATACAGGGTTTTCACCGATTGCTAGTTTTCAAGCAGTCGTTGAAAGCACTGAATTTACAACGGCTTACACGGCATCCATCAAAAGCTACGTAGGCGCATCAGTAGCATCTCGCAGTCGTAATTTTCGACTTACCGACATTGTTTCAGGACGTTCTTTTATCACTCTAAAATTGGAGTCAATCACCCGAGCATGAAGCTAACCATGAAAACCGACAATCGACAACTAGAGCGCAGTCTTGCTGTGGCTAGCAAGTTGTTTGGCGAGTCATCAGAGCAAGCTTTGTATCGGTGGGGCGTGCAGATTTCACGCGAGCTTGCAGGCGCAACACAAGCGTTTGGCAAGGGTAAAAAAACAAAGGACATTCAAAACAAGGCAATCTATCTCGACGCTATGAACGTTTGCCGCATGGTTG